TCTATAAACATTAGGTCCATATCATTAAGGAGAATATTATGAATAAAATGGAATTATACGGAGTGGAATTTGAAAAAGATCAAAATGGGGTACTATCTTTCTATGACGAATCTGGATACACAGTTTCATTATTTCATTTAGAAGGAGGTGATAAAGATGCTAAGTTTGTCGGAACAGTAATGAGTTCCGATGCAGAGGTGAAATTTACAATGGAGATCCCTTACGGGGCTCCAGAATACGAGGGAGATGAAAACCTTGTTAACAAGGTTTTTGCTGACCTGCCCCTGAGTAGAGGGAACTTCTCTTGTTCTCTCACTCAGTTACTTTGGAGAACGGGGGTGATAAAGGAGAAGTATTTAGATCTGTCCTCATATTATGACCCCCAAGCTTTACAAAACTTGAGATAGCTTCTGCTCCCACAGGGGAGCTATCTTTTTTTTTCGTTAAAAATATATAAACCCTTATCTTATAATTTTTTATTTCTATATTATTAAAATGTAATAAATTATTTATAAGGAGATGATTCAGATGAAACAAGAGAAAGATTTAGAATTCGCTAAGCTTGTTATTAGATTAGGGAGGGTTCTTCCATTTAGTGAAGTAGAAGAAATGACGTATCAAATTTCGAAAGCCAACGGAAGAGAAGCGAAAGAAAAGGTAGTGTATGCTTATGCTAATAAATACGGTATAGATTTAATTGGAAAAGAGGGGATGATTTAAATGACAACAGCAGAAGAAGCGAGAGAAGAATTGAGGAATAAACTATATAATCAAAAAACTGAAGAAATTAATATAATGGAATTCATAATTATTCTATTTCCTATGATAACGAAGGAAGAACAAGGAGTGTTTACTAAAAAGATGGGAGAAATAACTTGTCCTGAAGATAAATTCGCTCTCATAGAAGAATATAAACATTACTTGATTCCAGATAATAAACTAAATTAAAGAGGTACTAATATGAGAAAAATAAAAACTAAGAAAGAAGAGTACGAAGATAATGGTCCTGATTTATACGAAAGATATTTTGAAAAGTATAATCTAAACTCAAAGGATACTATTATCATATCTAAAGATACCATGAATAAATTCCTAGTTAAAAATACATCTTACAAAGATGGTATAGGAGACCTGATCTCTAAATCAGACAGATTAGATGTACTCATAGAGGATAGAATAATAAATAATAATCGTAAGAAATTTTAAAGGAGATGATATAATAATGGGATGGAAATTCTTAATCACTGGGGAAGGTCAAAAGAAATCAGAGTTAAAAGATATTATAGGAGAAGAGGAATATAACAAATTACTAGGAGAAATCCAGGAATCACTTAAAGAACCTGCACCTTCGTACTCTATAGAATACAAAGAAAAATCATTTGGTCAATTGAATACTGAGTTTATATCTGACCCAGTTAAGGAATGTTTATTTCCTAGACAGAATGGTAAATCTTCATTACTTAAAATAGAAATTATGAAAGAATACGGATACGGAGATCATAATGAATATGACCCAAATTATAAAATGACAGGATATAGAAATCCTACGTGGTTAGGACTTGTAACTGAAAAATGTAAAATACATGGTATAGTAGAGAAAGCTAGATATGTAATATACTTCTTTACAGAAATGGATATGATTCCCCATCTGGAAAAAAATGTAGATACGTTAAATGAAGAAGAGCACAAATTAAATAAATTCAATGGACAAGAATTTATAGATGAAGTAGATATTATAATGAAGACAGTGCAATATTACTTAATGTATAAAGATCTTTATGATAAAGAGGTGAAGAATGAGGATTAGGGCTTATGCGGATTTACATCTATTTAAAGATAAAGAAACTATGAATAGATACATATCTGAAGAACTAAATGATTTAATTATGAACCTTATGAATGACCCTCCAGATATGTTGATCTTTGCGGGTGATTTAACACATACATCTTACCAAAGTGATGATATACGTTTTTTAGAGACTATTAAATTCATTACTAAAGTAGTTACTATATGTGAAACTAATAAGATTTACTTTAGAATGATTCAAGGAACTGCTTCTCATGATGGAAAGATTGTAGAGATGTTAAAAACATTATTCATTGATTCTAGATACTGTAGGTTCTTCACATCTGTAGCTTACGAAGATTTCAATGGTTATATAATAAGATATCTACCTGAAAGTTATTTTGGTACTTATTCTGAGTTTCAATCTTACGCATTTGAGAAACCTGCTGACATGACATTCTTTCATGGTTCTGTAGACGGGGTGATTCCTTATGTGAAACAAAAGGATTCTGTAACTAATCTACCCAAATCTATAGTTATACAGCAGAAAGATTTAATTAATAATACTAGACTATTCTCAGCTGGTGGACATATACACCAACATATTAATCTACAAGATAAAATATTTTATATAAACTCATTGACTACTATGTCTTTTTCTGATATAGATAATATAAAAGGATATATGGAGTTTACTTTAGATAAATATGAATGGGACTGGGTGTACATACCTAACTATAATGCACCTAAGTATCTAGATTTCATTATAGAAAATATACATATGAAACCTTTAGAAGAAATGAAGAACATACTTTCTAACTTACTCCTAAAGGTATCTAGTAAAGATTATATAAGATTTACTATAACTGGAGAAAGAAATTCCACAGGTTTAGCTAATCTTTCTTTACTTAAAACTTATGTTAAGAAGTACAATATAAAAATAAAAACAGAGATGAATGATACAGAGTTAGAAGAAAAATTAACTGATGATATAAATTACTACACTGATAAATCTGTATCCAATATTGAAAAAATAAAAAAACTAGCTTCTGATTTATATGGAATAGAATTGGAAGATGAAGAAATAGAAAGGATGATATTTAATGAAAGTTAACAATAATATCGATAAGTTATTTAACACAAATTCACCTTTTTGGACATGTGTTATTGATTTTGAACAACTTAAAAATGAAGGAAGAAAACCAGATGAACAAATAATCTCTACGGGAGAGAAAGTTTACAGTATAACTAAAGGAGATACATCCGGTGATTTTATACATCACGTATCTTCTCCTGATGATATACTTTATACTATAAGAACAACTGGGGGTGTTGCTATAATATTCTATGATTTATATTCTGATATAGAAACTATAGGAAGCATTATAGAAATACCAGACAGTATGATAGAAGATATAAAGGGATGTATTTTTAATGTATTTGAGATATACAAAGAAAAAACCTCTTATTTCTTAAAATTTAAAGATTTGAGAAATAACTTCTCTTTACTATATAAATTATATTGTCATTCTAAACCTGAAACAGAGGAAGGAATGATATCCCGTGTAGGATGTAAAGTTCTCCAACTATCTGAAGATAAAAGTAAATATATAGAGATGGCTTCTACAGATTTACATGGAAAGGAAAATTACGAAATAAATAAATTAGAATTTTTATAAAAAAATACCTATATATTATTTTGGTGATACAACTTTAGAATCTCACCAATTCTTATGTTGTGTCTCCTTATTAAATTAGTAACACCCTGTCTTGCGATGGGGTGTTACACTTTTGAAAAATTTTTCAAATTTAATAGTTTTTTCTTGTCTACTAAAAACTATTGGAAAGGAGAACTACTTTGTTTTACAATAATAAGAATATTCTTATTAACACTCTTTCATTAATGATTCATCATACCAATGAAATACAACTTATGGAAAATATCAAGACTGCTTTTGATACTATTAATACTAATGAGATAGTAGATATTGATATAAGAACATTAGTAGAAAGTATTAAGATATTCTCTAGTGACCTCTATGAGAAATCTATAAGGTTTCCTAAACAGGCTAAGATGTACTTTGAATCTTCCTCCTTACCAGATGAAGTCAAAGAACTCGTAGCTGAACAGGGTTCTACATTCTCACCTAAAGTAATAGAAGAATTTGTAACTTATTACTCTAAAGTAAAACATGCTGTTGCAATGTCTACTGCCATAGACAATTTAAACGACATGTGGGATAAGTTTTCAAAATCTGGATTATCTGGTGTAGATCTTAAATTGACGAATTTACTATCTAAACTAGAAGTCGTACAAGAATTAGGAAAGAACTTAGCACAGGATACTATGAAGAATAATGCATTCGTATACAATGCATTTGAAGAAGAGACTGGTGTTAAATCTTTTGGAACTAATAGAGTGGAACAGGAGTCAATAGAAGAAGATTTTAATATGGTATCTACTGGTACATGGATTGATAATTTAGTTGGTGGTGGTTTTCGTGCAGGTACCCTTTATGTAATGGGAGCTTTACCATCTAACTTTAAGAGTGGATTTATGTTGAATGTCGCAGAATTCGTTGCTTTAAACCATTCTTGGGATGACTTTATAGTCCCAAGTGGTATGATACCGGCGATATTGTATATCAACCTGGAGATGAAACCATCATCAATCAACAAAAGAAGATGTGCGTTTCATGGGGTCGACTACGATACTATAAGAGGGTACTCAGATACAGATGCAAATGTAGACAAGATGGGTGATAGTAGTCATCTAACTGAGAACATGATGAAAATGTTAAGGGAGAAAAATTCTAGAATCCCTATAGTATTCAAAACGGAATTAGAAGGTTATTCTAATATTAATATTAAAACTGATATTGCAGAATACGAACGTTTAGGTTTTAAGATTATTATGTTGATAACTGATTACCTTGATCTATTCCAAATAGATTGGGGAGATTTCCGTGAAGCAGAAAGAGAAGAGCCACTTACGATTAAAGCTAAGCAACAGAGAAAGATTGGTATAGACTTAAGAATACCAGTATTATCTGGAGCACAACTTAATAGAGGTGGAGAAGAATTAACAACTAAATTGAGTGAAGCAGGAAGCAGAGATATAGTAAAAATATTGAATGCTGGTATGATTGCTAAAGCTCATGCATTGAAACAGAAATTAGATGGATTGTGGTTCTGTCATAAATTTACAGTACAAGACCATATAAATGGAGAATTTATTAAAAGAAATTTTCTAGGTATTGTAGTAGATAAAGATAGAGAAAACCAATCTAAATTTGTACAATCACCTCATGTAGAAAAGAAACCTGATAACAATTATACAGGTGGACGTGGGGGAGATTATCGTACATACTATGTAGCAGAATTAGAAGGAATAAGATTAAGTGATAAAATATATTCTGATACAATAAAGGATCTAGTCAATGCTAATAGTATGGCTATAGACATAGTTAGCATGGATGATGATGATTTGAATGATGAAACAAGAGAAATGCCTGAAGAATTAAGGGTAGAAGAAGAAATAAGAACAAATTATAAAACTAAAGAAGAAAACGAGGAGGATAACAATGATTAACACATATGTAAAACCAATGAACGGACAACAAGATTTCACTATGCAGGTGAGTAATAATATATCGAAAGTATTAGCAAATTTAGGATATATGCAAAAGATAAAATATATAGGAAGTAAAGCACAGGAAGCTATAGATAATGTGGTTACAGATTTAGATACAGGAGAGATATACGGATCTGTAAGAAGTAATACAGCTATAGTAAAACCTGAGCACATGGATAATCTATTTGGATTATTTTTAGAAACTAAAAAACAAGTAGAAGATAAAGACAGAATGAGTAATCTGTCAGTAGTTCTTAACGCATTACAAAAGATACTTAGTAATCCAGCAGGGCAACAAATGCTGGGAACTTTAATGCAAAATCAAATTATATCTGACGCAGAGATGAATCTTATGATGCAAATGGCTAGTGATGAGCAATCACCTTTAACAGCTATGGGATTATACTTTGCTATGTATGCAGATATGGCAACAGCATTACTGAGAGTAACAGGACAAAGAAATAAAATACAAACAGAAGCTCCAGAAATGGTTAGAGAAATATTAACTATAATTTCCGAAAAACCAGATAAGGAATCCATCGAGCATAATATACTTATCACTATGTATAACCATGGATTAATAACTAGAGATGCAATTGAACAAATGAAATTAAATAGAAACACAGTATTCATGAATATTGGAGGAGCTAATAATCAAACTCTACAACCTAATGCTGGATTTGTAGGTGTAAACAATAACGCTAATAATGTAGTTACATCACATACTATGATTATGAATCCATATGGATATGGTACAGGAGCATACGTTGGAGTAAACGGCGGTGCTACTAATATACCAGTTAATATGGGAGCAAATATAAATATGGGACAACCACTTCCAGTTTCTGCTCAGTTAGGTACACCTGTTACTACATTTAATACTGGAGTAGTAAATACAAATGTAGGTACTGCTATACCATCACCATCTAATGTAGGTGATAATTTCATAAACCAAGCGGCATCTATTATGTCTACTACAAATAATGCTAACAATTTCTTAGGAGGAAATATAGGAGGAACAACTATGTTTAATCCTAATAATGCTAACAATGTGGCACAAACTACATTCGATACACAATATATGCATGGGGTATTACAATCTAGAGGATTACAAGCTACACAAGATTTAGGAGTTCCAGCATATGTAGACCAAACTGGATATTACTACCTAGTAAGTGCACCTCAATTTAGAAATAACGTAAGACCTTACTTTGTTGGAAGCTCAGTTGGAAGATTTCCAATAACTAATGAGAACGAACTTAAAGGTGGAGGTCTAGCGTTAACTATCGTTGACCAAAACGGAAGAGAAGCTTACGTATTCTTATTACCTGAATTATTAAATCAGTACAATATAAATGGAAATAATAGTTATATGACACCAAGTACTGCTGTTAATGCTGGTAATGTATTTGGAACATTTGGTACATTCGGAACACCTGGAGGATTTGTTAGTACACCTACAGTAAATACTGGGCTAACAGGAAACTTCGCAACAAGTTATAGCTTTAATAGTAATGCAGGATATGGTTCTGTAGGATTTAATCAAAATAATAATAATCAAGTAAATCCATTTGTAGCGGCTTACCGAGCTATCAATGGACCTCAACAAAATACAAATAAATCTCTAATCACAATACCTAGATTCATGGGATAATAATAAAAAAAAATAAACGAGGAGGAGACACATTTGTTACAAATAGGGTATAAGAAAAAAGAAGGAGATATGTCAGTAGTAAAATTGATCACTTTACTACTTGACCAATCTGTATTTAAGGAAGAATGGTTAGGAGAACCATTAACAACTTTAGAAGCAGAAAGTAGCTTTATATTAGAGAATAAAGAAGATTTCAAATCATTCCAATATATTCAAGATAACTTTTATAACTTAGTCGACGAAGGAAAGAAAGTTTATCTGAAAAATGATGGAAAGAAATATTATATAGAACAAGGAAAAGACGAAGATAAGACTGGACAAAAATTCACATTAGTAAATGAGTTAGATATGGATTTAATGTGTTCTATGTTAGAGAATTACTTCGAAGAGATAGAGGACGGGTTTATACTTACTCTCATTTATGATGAAGAAGAAAGAACTGTTAAACCTTATTTTACAATGTATGAAGGTCCTGACAATGAGGATGAAGAAGCTGAAGGATCAGTTTGTATTCCTTTTAGAAATGTAGATGCTATAGTAAAATATATAAGAGAAAATGAAGAAGATGAAGAAGGAGAGGATGACAATGAATAACATATTTGGAGGAAGTTTTGGAAATGGATTCGGAGGAGGATTTAACGGTGGTTTTCAATCACCGCAACCAACACCAATTACTGGAGCTCAAGTATTAAATACAATAGAGCAAACTATTCAAATGATAGAAAGAGGACAGGCTAGTGGGAAAGAAGTAGCTAACACTCTTAATAACCTTGTAGCTCAAAATTTAATAAAGATATTAGGAAAAGGTACTAATAGAACTATAATAGAATTGAATGTACCACACGATGATATAAAAGACTTATGTGGAATAAATAGAAATGTACCTATAGTATTTAAAGTACCAATACAGATATTAGCATCTAAATTAGCTAATAACAGAGAAGCATTTACTTCTCAAATACTATTAGAAGGTCAGAAGAGTAACCATCAAGATTTAGGTTACTTATTTAATGTCGAGCCATATGCAGTTATAGTACCTGGTACTAAAATAATGGCCGCTGAAAAGGTTATACCTATAGAATATAGTAAACCTATAATGGATAGAATAAGAGCACAATACGGAAATGTAAATATGAGTGGTCCATCTGGAGAAGCGTTCTACAGTGACCCTGATTTCGCATTTAAAACAGGAGTAGGAGAGATAATAAGAGACTACCTAGTTAAAGATAGTCAAGCTAATTCTCAAGTAATTAAATTAGTAGAACTTCTACAGAAGTATTTTGTATTAGCTGATATTAATCCTGAATTTAGTCCATTTAATTATGGAATAAAGAATATAAATGGGCAAGGGTTTATTACAATTCTAGACTTAGGAAGTTGCTTACCTAAGAATGGATTCGAAATTAAATGTCCTAAATGTGGTCATATAATGAATCAGATATTCCCTTGGACACAAGGATTAACTAGAGACGAAGAAAACAAGTTAAAGAACAAAGGTAAATACGTTTGTGCAAATAGAAACTGTACAAATAGTGGTCCAACAATAATGGATGACACTGAAATATTTGAAATGCATAGAAACAATTTAAAGCAACAGATTTTCAATAGTGGACAAAACTATAATCTACTGGAAATGATATAATTAATATAATGGGTCCTCACTCGCCAGAGGACTCTTTTCTAAATTAAAAAAAAAATAAAATAATAGGAGATGATATTATGCAATTGTTAACTGCTTTAAACGATACTAGTGCGGTGTTAACTAGTACTCATGGAATTGATGTTGAATTAGGGAGATACTTCTCTACAGAAGGATATAGAAGTTGTACTTTATTTGCTTTAGGTATAGAAGGAGGATTATATAAAGTTACTACAGAATATAGAGAAGGAGCACCACTTAATGGACAAGTGGGTATTATATGCTATAAGAAAGATTTCGAAGTAGATCCTGAATTTAAAGGAGGAGTAGTAACTGATGATAAGAGAAGAGCAGAATTAGAAAAGAGTCATTTCTTAAGAGCTCTAGATGTTACAGAATGGGATAATATAGTTGAATTCGATAGAAATACAGATATTGAGACTGTACAATATATCTATGATGCCGCATTCGCTATATACTCACCTATATTACATTTATAATCATATAAGGAGTCAATAATAATGAAAATAAATAACACCTGTATCGAAGGATTCAAGATAAATAAAGATAATCGTATAAAAATAGAAATAGAAATGGATAATAAAAATATATTTGATTTAGACAAAATCACTGAAGTAGCTTATTTCTTATATGGAAGAATAATTGACTATAAACCTAAATTTGGAGAAAAAGAAAATCTATTCGAAGTATCTTTAGGAGTCTCAGAAATAAATAATGATCTACGAGCATATTTTAAATATTATAGAATATTTGATGATGGTAGAGAAATGTTAGAAGACATAATTTTTCTAGAATTTAATAAAGATAGAAATGTATCAGAAGATATCTTTATTAGACGGGTGTATTACTCTAGAGATGGGCGTGTCGGTTTGAATATAGATCTGAATGAATATTTAATTATGATGAACGAATTTAATGAAGAAACTAAAGAGAAGTACAATAACATAAAGAAAGTTATAGAAGATACTTTTAAAAAAATGAAGGATAATAGCGTTCTAAAAACCTTTAAACTAGTAGAAGGAGATGTTATAATGACTGATGAAGAGCTAATAAAAAGATGTAAAGAAAGTGAATTCCATCAATGCTCTATAAAAGGACAACCACATTCAGTAAATTTAAATGAGGCACAAACGAATATGGCTAAAAAATCTAACGAAGATTTAGAGAAATTTTTAGACAAATTGGAATATTCATATGATACAGCGTCGACTTCTAACCTTAGACATTCAGAAAAAATACATTTAATAGACGTATACAATGATGGAAAGTTAGAATTAGATTTAAGAAAACATATGTTAGAAGGTACTAAGTTTCTATCCGTTGAAGAACTCATAAATAGCAAATGTAGAACTAGACAGTCTACACTAAACTTTGGAAGAGGCAGTACACAACCATTACCTCTAGAGACAATATTTAGAATACAAGAAAAAATGAAGTACTGGAAGGAAAAATATGGAGATGAAGAATTTGAAGTTGAAGAAAATAAAGAATCTTCTGTAGAATATTATACACCAGATAATATCGTTTCTAGTAAAGATTTTGAGAAAATCATAGACGAGTCTTCTTATGATGTGGTTAAACAACCTAAACATTACATGTTCAATATAGATGGACATGAAGTACAAGCAGTTGATATACTAAAAGGTACTCTCACTCCAGAAGAATTCAGAGGATGGTTGAAAGGATCTTATTTAACTTATGTATTGAGAGCTGACAGAAAGAATGGGTTAGAAGATTTAAAGAAAGCTAATACATTTCTGAATTGGCAAATACAATTTGATAATGGAGAAGAGTTAACTTTACCAGGAAAAAACGAAAAAGGAGAGTAATATGAGAATAAAAATTTATGCTCCTGCAGAATATAATAATGCTTTAATGTATGACGATACAGATAAATCTGTAGAAAAAATTATTGGGGATGATATTTTAAATATTGTTAATAAAACTATCGATATGGGAGAAGACTATATGATAACCTATGTTGAAATAAATGTGGAGAATCATATATTAAATACTTTAGATCCTGTGTATCCAATATGTTATGGTAAATACATTATAAATATACATTTAATAGATATAAATATGAGAGCTTTTGAATTTAAATATAGCTTAGAAACTGAAGCCATGTTATATCCTAAGAAAGGAAAAGGAATAGAGAACGATAATACTGGTGAGACAATTATAGATCACGAGGATTCTATAGAGTTCACTAGAAATTTATACCAGATTTATAATTTTACATTAAATGACTATCTTAGAAACGTTGTTATAAAAGAAAGAACCACCCAATTAAGACAAAAAATTATGAAAAAATTCATAGAGGAAGAAGTTGAATCAGCCATTAATGAGAAAGGTAAATCTATTTCTGAAGAAACCAGAGAAGCACTCAGAAAAGAAATGGAACCTTATTTCGTTGAAATTAAACCAAAAAAGATTAATAAGAGAAAGAGATACAGGGGTTCTAACAATGGAAATAATTATAGACATAAAATAAGAAAAAGTAGAAGAGGAGAATAATATGTATTATGAAACTAATAATGATTTGATAGTATTTAAATATTCTGAATCAGGTAATTTAATGTATAAAACAGCTATAGAAAGTAATTTCTGTAGAAATCTAGAAGATAGATTATCTGAATTCCATATATTAGGTGTACCTAGTCTATTGGGTACTAGAAATTTTGAAGTTACTGTGGAATATGAGTATACTAAATCCTATAAAGAAGAACATAGAAAAATAGATTATGATTTTTATAGTATAATTATAGCTGATAAAAATGCTTCTGATGACGGAGATATAGGAGTTACGATAACTTGTCAAACAATTGATAGAGGAAGAGATGTATCTTTAATATATGATGATATTAAATCTTTTGAAGTTACAGTTTATAATAAAGATACTGTGATATCTTTTTCACATTATTATGATCTAGAAAAATCTGTAAAAGATAAACACTTCGAAAGAATATGTGATACAATATGTAAATTGATTAAAACATGTATTGATAATAAAAATGATATAATTAAATACTACGAGTCTTACCAAATAAAATATGCATCAGCTTATGATTGTAGTTTACCAGAATTTATCATAGATAACGATGACGACGAGATATTAGTACAACTAGATCCATTAAATAAAGAAATAAGAAATAAATTATTAAATGATGAATTATTTAAATAGGCTACCCTTCGGGGTAGCTTCTTTTTTTCCTCAATTCCTATGAAACCAAAATTAAAATATTCTACTTATATATTATATAAGTAGATAAGATATGGATAGGACATTTCCTTATAAACATTAGGTCCATATCAATAAGGAGAGAACGATGACAAATTTAGAAATTTCTTTGAAAGCTGATCAAATAAAAATAGAAGTGGATCTTATAAAAAGATCTAATCTTCCACAAGCTGTTAAGGATCTTGCGATACTTGAAGCAAAAAGACAAATCCAGTCTCTTAAAAGAGAACTGGAATTTAATAAAGAATATGAGGATATAAAGAACTACATCCAAAAAGGAAAGGAAGAAATGAAAGAATCCTCTAAAATATTTAGAAAAGAATTTGCGGAATCACAAGATTTCTGTAATTCAGTAAAAAAAGAAATGGAGGAAGCTCGTAAGAATTTCTTCCAAAACTTTTAAAAAAATTTCTGGGATTAGTTCCCAGTTTTTTTTTCGTTTTCAAAATATGAAAACAGCTTACTATTAACAATATCACATCAGAAAGGAGATTTTGATGGCAAAAGGTAAAGATGATATAGTACAAAATCAATATGATGACAAAGATCGAGAACGTAAGTTTTTAAACATAACTAAAGAGATTAAACCTGTTACTAGAGGATCTAAAAATGAAGTAGATAAAGTGTCTAGAGATAATGAAAGATATATGAGAAACATGACTGCTTCCTTTAATAGAAAATCTAAAGCAGAATTAGATGAGTTTAAAGACGAACCTACTCTGTCTAATAACACATTCTCTAATACTAGTAATTCTACATTAACAGATGCCGATATGACATCTAATCCTAATAGTGGAATTATAGTAAAACCTATGGGAAAACAAACTACTGTTACCGATATAATAAACCGAGGTAATAGAGCTAATCTTAAGATGCAATCAGCTATGGTGGCTTTTCATTCTAAGATAGCAGAACGTACATTCTCTACTATGAATTTAATGAATAAGTCTATAGCTGAAATGTCTACATTCCAGAAGAATGTACAAGCTAAATATTATGAGACATCTTTAAGTTATAAGAAAGATATGTTACAAGAACTACGTAACATTACTAACATACTTAAAGTTGGATTTAATATAAAGGATAAAGGTAATGGAAGGTATGAAATAAATAACGGGAATAGTAAACAATCTGGATTACTAGATAGTATGTTTGGTGGAGGTAAAGGTGGATTCCTGAAGGGATTAGCATCTGCGGCTAAAGGTACTGCTATGAAACAGATATCTGGTGGTGCATTCGGTGATCTATACGATGTTGCACAAGCTATTATTCCTTTAATGGGACAAATGAATGGTTCATCTATAGCACGTATGATAGCTGGACAAGCAGGTCGTTATGGTGTTAAGAAAGCCTTAGGACATAGACAAGGTGAGAACCTCTTTAACTGGATGGAAAATCCAAGAGATATGTTCCAAAAATTTGCTGAGTCTATGCAAACTTCCAACAATAAACTTCTTAAAGATTTCTTTTCTCATTTTGCTGAAAATAATGCACAAGCTTCTGAGATCTTAAATATAAAAGATTATATGAAAAGAGATCCAAAAGGAAGAGCTAATTTCGATGTAATGACCCATCGTAGTATTAACGAAGTAGTTCCTTACCATTTAGCTAATATTGAAGGATATATGAAAAAAATAGCTACTATAACAAATGGTGGAAGACCTACTGGTCCTGACGGAAATTACTTTAACCATAATACTGGAAAATTTGAGACAATGGAAAAAGCTATTAGTCGTATGGATATGGGTGGAGGAGATCAGTTAAAGAAAGCTGTTAAAGATTATGGAAAAAGAATAAACGAGAGTCTAATGAGTGATATAGCATCTGAGGTAGATAATAGAGGAAAGCAATTTATTAAATCCTTAATGGCTAATAATAATGCTGGTCTTAATGCACTTAAAGATGATTTAATCCAGCTAGGATTAATCTATGCACAAATGGGGAGAGATTTATTAGCAGATGTACAAGCTAGAACTTTTACTGAGAAAGACTTGTTTGCTTTAGGAATGTATCGTGCTTTAGATCCTAAGACTAAAATGAATAGAGCAAACGGTATGTGTGCTCTTATCCGTATGATAAAACGTATTCCTGGTCCTGAAGCTCAACAGTTACTAGAAGATATATTTGACAATAACTTTAGAGCTCAATACGATAAAGATTTAGAGATATTGAAAAATATGCATGGAGCATCAGTATCTACATTTGCAGCTTGGGCTAATGGAAAAATGGAGAGAAAGAATTCTAACGGAACAACTGAACAGACTAATGGATACTACTCTATGACAGATTTCAATCTTCAACAACAGATAAGATCAACTAACAAAAATGTACAGTTTTCAGCAATGTATAACAATGATACATTAGAAAAAGAAGTAGCTAAAATGGTTGGATACGACTATTATCTTATCGTAACTAACATGGTCGAAATGAAAGCAAGAATGCAGAATCTAGAAGATAATAATCAATCTGAAAGTATAGCTTATAAATCAGCACAAAAGATTTATGAAATGTTAGAAAAACAGAAAAGAAAAATGGAAGAAAAGATTGGTGTTAACAGAATAGCTGAAATGAAAGATACTTATATTAAAAATGGATACCAATCTATGAAGAATAAATTAGACTTTTCTGGTGATATCTTAGCCGACGTTGGTACGTTTAATAAATGGTTAGGAGAATACGCTTCTACAGTAGCTGGAGAAAGAAATATTAAATTTGCTGGATCTGCAGGTGCTGGTGCTATGGTCTATAAGATGATGAAATCTATGGGTGGAGGACCTCTTATGTCTCCGCTATTAGGTGTAATAGCTGGTGGATCTTTATTAATGAGTAAGAAGATGAATAAGATGGTAGAACTTCTTGGAGAGTCCGGAGATATCGTTATGGATAATGGAAAGACTAGAAAAGAAAATGCATTAATTAAAATAATGCAAGACGCTCTACCTGCTGGGTTTGCAACAGCAACAGGAATAAAAGTTTCTAAGTTTATTAAGAACCACGTTAGATTTGGTGGAATATTAGGACCAATATTGGGAACTGTAACTGGGGGAGCTCTTTATGCTGTAGGTAAATCTGGATTATTCAAAGGAATGTTAAAAGCATTTACTTTCTTACCAAGAATGATATTCAAGAAAATGTTTGGAAAAGATGCTTATAATAGTGCGGCTAAATGGATAGATGAAAAAACTGGAGGATACTTCTCTGGTAGTACACCATCTTGGAGAGAAATATTCGATCAAGATAAAGATGCTCATAATGGACCAGCTATGCAGAAATCAGCTCTTAAAGTTCTAGATGATTATCATAGTATAGAAATTGAGAATATGAAAGAATTCATCTGGCCTAGAAGAGGATACGATGACGAAGGAAATGTAATAGATAGATTTACTGGTCAGACAACTGGTGCTAAGATAGAAAATTTTCATAAGAGAGAACATCTTTCTGTCTTTGGTTCTATAGAAAGTATAAATGAATACTATAGAACTATGAAAGAAAATTTGAAAGCTTTCACTAACAGAACTGACATTACATCTATATTAACACAAGTATCATCAGAAAGAAATATAGGTGACAAAGTTAACCAGAATATGAGAATGAGGGAAATAAGAGTTGGTTACGATAGACAAGGTAATGAAATAAACCAACGTAACTGGTCAATAGATGATGCTGGTTATATACATGCTACAGTAACAGGAAGACAAGCAGTTGATGCAGAATCAGCTCAGAATTACTTTAATCAGTTCAGATATAATGATTCTGAAGCTCAAGCTAATAGAGGGCAGAAATTTGAAGAAGAGTGGCATGATGTAGAAACTACAACTAGTGAAGAACCTCAAGGATCTGGTTACGGTGGAGCACCTAATAGAAGAGATCAAAATAGAATAGCTGGGAAATTTGGCAATATGACAGCTATGTCTGAAGCAGGATGTGCTATTCTTACTATGTCTTATTTAGTAGAAACATTTACTGATACAGATACAGATCCTGAAGATATTAAAGAATTAGCAGAACCATATATGAAAGGAAAAGGTATCCATATAAGATTCTTCTCATATATGGCAGATAGACTTAACTTTAAATATACAGTAAATAACTTAAGAGGAACGCAATTAGATAAATTAACTAAATGGATACAATCTAATAAGAAACTTAAACACATTGTACTTCTTTCTAAAAGAAGAGGACACGGTCACTACATTTTAATTGATAAAATTAAAAATAATGGAGAATGTGAAATATATGATCCTCTAAAACCTAAAAGAAGAACTATGAAGCTAGGTTCTATCTTAACAAATGCTACTCATATTATATCATTCGAAAAAGGTAAGGGAAGTATAAATGATGTAGAGGGAAATTCTAATGCAAATCCTGCTATTAGAGAAAGAAATAATAATATGGCTTCTAATGCGTCTTCTTCTATAGGAGCATCTGGGTTATCAGGAGCTAACGCTTATGGAAAAAGAAATACTAAAAGAAAAGAACCTATAGCTGTTACTATAGTTGGTGGACATCTAGATGCAGTAGGAATTGTTGGTTCTATAGATATGGAAGGTTATAAAGAGAAGATGCGTATGCTAGGATCTTCTTCGTCATCTGGAGAAGAAAATCCAGGTATTAAAAAATACGCTAATAACATTTATAATGAAGTAGGAAAGAATAAGTATCTAACAGAACAACAGAAAGAACAAGATAGTCAAGAAGAAAGAGAAAGACAAAATACAGATGCTTTATTGACTATTGCTGGAAAGAAAAGTAGTAACAAAAAGGAGAAAGAAGAGAAAAAAGGTTTCAATTGGGGTATGCTAGGTAACATTGGAAAAATGTTACTAGGTGGAGGAATGATAACTGCTATTGGGGGAGCTATCCTAGGTTGGATAAAGAATAAACTAGGTTTAGGTAACGGAAAAGGGATGAAAGAGTTCTTCAGTAATATGTTTTCTAAAGGAGGAAAAGATGCAGGAAAGAAAACTCTTTTAGAAAAATTAGGTGGAGCATTTAAAGGAGGAAAGGAATTCTTATTTGGCTCTAAAGGGACTGAAGTTGTAGAAAAGACTTGGAAGATGAATACTGAAACTGCTGGAAAAATATATGCTGAACTAGGACAAGAAGGTTTTGAGAAAGCTCAAAGATATGCCGCTAACGGAGTAAGAGTCGGTGGAAAAGCCGGTGGAGAAATGTTAGAGAATGTAACTAGAGTAGGACAAAAAGGTAACTTAATACAAAGAGCTATGAAATCCTTAGCTAAACTGATAGTTAAAGTTGGTAAATTTATTTCTAAAATTCCAGTCATAGGTCCATTTATGAAGAAATTGAATTTAGTAGATAAAATGCCTCAAGCTATACAGAAAGTCTTAGAAGAAGCATCTAAAGAAATTACAGAAGATATGACTAAGAAAGCTTCTAAGAAATCTCTAATGTCTACTATTAAAGGAATGTCTTTAACTAACTGGATTACAGCTGGTATATCATTAGCTATGTATGCATGGGATGTTTACCAAGCTTGGAATAATACACCAGAATATTTCCAAACAGCACAACCTACTCTATTAATGAAGGTTTGTTCTGGTTTCGTTGGTTTCATTCTATCTGTCGGAGGAAGTGACTTCCTAACCCCTTTAGGATTTATATGTAACATTCTTTCCATGTTTATGGTAGGTAATATTTCCAGAATGCTATATTCAGTTTTAACTAATACTTTAGGTATTAAAGATAATGACCAAGGAAAAATGGTTGATGAAAATAAATGGGATATAGAAGTTGATGAATATGGGAATCAGTATGTTAGTAGAAAAGACGGTGGAGGAAAGAATACAAGACAGTTAATAGGTGATTTAGCTGGTAAAGCGTTGAATGTCAGTATTAATTCGGCTGGACAAATAGTAGATACAGCTGGAAATATTATAGGATATACAGCAGGACAAGTTGGAACAACATTTGCGGCTGGTATGAACAATCAGTTCTTTAATCAGCAGACAGGACAAAAAGTTCAATTCTCTCCTTCTACCAATAATAGTTCTTCTGGATCATCAGATGGAACACAAGCTGGTAATGGATCTAGAAAGAAATACTCAGGAAGAGGTGCTTACGGAAGTATTGACGGAGATATCAGTGTGAGAGCTAACGGAACTATACGTAGTAAAGTAGCTAATGGACTTACATTCGTTTCCCAAGATATATTCATGAGTAACCGTAACTTAGGTGGAGAAAATATGTCTCTGAATGGGTGTGCAATATCATGTATGAAAATGATATCTTCTCATCTAGGGTTAAAGATAAATGATATGGAATTAATATCTGTTGCTAGAAAATATCTAGATAAAGGAAATGCAGTTAATATAAATTACTTCACAGAATTTGGTGGTTCAATAACAGAAGATCCAATGTCTGTATTAACATCATTGTCTTCTCCCGATGGAGCTGTAGTATTACTTATAAATAAAGGAGAAGGACAACACTTTGTAACAGTTTTCAATAAAGGTAATAAGTTATTCCTAGGGGATCCAGAAATGAGTGATTTCCAAGAAATAGGAATAGATAGCTATATTCTACAAGGATTTATTTCTGCTGTTACTTTCTCTGGTTATGGTGACATAAGAGGAGGAGGGGAAATACAAGCTGGTAATGGATCTAGAAAAAGACGTGCTGGTAGAGGTGTTGCTAAAGTAGGATTCGCTAATAACTTAAGTAAAATAATAGGAGATACTAAAAGAAGTATATCTAATACTATTAAGAATAATAAACCTGGAGATGCATTTAGTAAATTAAATAGTAATCCTTGGGTAAAAGGTGGACAAGTAGTACCTGGATCTTCTTCTTCTAATAACGTTGGTCCCTCTACAACCGCAGGTGGAAACTACACAGGAGATGCTTTATTCAGAAAAATAAGACAGCAACAAACACTGAATGAAGGATCTTATACTGTCGATGCAGGTGGTCCAACAATGTTTGGTGTTATACAGAAGAATGCTAGAGAATTAATGGGATATACAGGAGATATGAAAAAATTCCCTTGGGCAATGGCAGATAAATACTGGCATGATCATTGGTTTAAAAATGCTAACATACTAGATTTTAAAAACTGGAAAGTTGGATTCGCAACTATGGATTTAATGGGTGCTAACCCATCTATAGGAACTGACACACTAATAGCTAAAGCTAAAGAAATGGGTGTAACAATGCCATCTAAGACAACAGGAGGAATAGGTCTTAAAGCTCCTTCTAAAGAATTGATAGCTGAAATAAATAAACTACCAGAAGACAAAGCACAACAACTAGCTTTAAATATACAAGATAGATGGTTAACACTTAAATCTGGAGGAAAGACTCCTAATGGATATATAAATCGTGCAAAATACAATAAAAACTTCATTCAAACTGGTATAGCAGGAGGATTAGCAACTGATGGTAAACCAGGAACATTTACTTGGGATGGTATTAAATATGGAGCTGACGGTCCTGTAAGTGGAAAAGGTTCTAGATCTAAAATGAAAAAATTCTTTGGAGGAAGAGGAAAATCTCGTGGTGTTAGTAAACTTATGGGATCTGTAGTTGGTGCAATGACTGGAAGCACCTCTATGGGAAAAATGACAGAAGACATAGCTAATCATACTATAGATAAGAAATATGGGACGACATCACCAGCCATCAGTAATGCTGTAACAGACGCAGTTAAAAAAGTAAAAGATAATATAAAAAGTAATTTAACTGGAGGAAAATCTCCTTGGATGGATTATGCTCTAAAAGAAGTTGGTTCCACTAATGCTGGTAAATATAAGAAAGGTGGAGGAGGTTCTTGGTGTATGGCATTTATCTGGTGGTGCTTCGCACAAGCTGGAAGTAAATTACCATATACAGAAGCATCTCAAGCACCTGTTAATGATTCAGCTAACTGGGTACAGATTAGTAATCCTGTTTACGGATGTGTTATAGTATTTACTAATGAAGGAGATCCATCTCATGGTCACGTTGATTTCTATATAGGACCAGGAAAAAGTCAAAAGTTTGAAGTTGTAGGAGGTAATAATATCCATAATGGAACTTCACAAGTAAGACGATTTGAAAGAGGAGAGACTTCTACTTATAAAGGAGTAACTAAAAAATTTAAAGGTTTCTATGTTCCTAAAGATATGAAAGATAAACTAGGTGGATCTATAACTGATGTCACAGGAGAGACTTCACCAGGTGGAGATGGAACATCAACCGGAGGAGCAGGAACAACTACTACACCAGCTACAGGAGTAAAATTCTATGACACTGTTACTGGAAAATCAATTGATCTTTCTGACGTGGTATCTAGAGCTGTTAATAAACTTTCTGGAAATAATGCACCATCAGGAGGAACTGACGGTGGTGCTAGTGGAACAACTTCCGGGGGTAACCCAGCAGGTTCTGGAGCAGCTGTACCAGGAGGAATTGATTTAGTATCAGGTCTTCCTGTAGAAGCAGGAGGTTCAGTAAATGACGATAGTATATATGCTAAACTAGCAGATGCATGTCTAGATTCCCCTGTAAAAGGTATTAAACCTAGGAAAGCTGTTAAATCACAAAAATATTGTGCTACTGCCATAAATAATGCTTTAGGAAAAGTATTCGGTAATAGACCAGGTTATAATGCTAATGCGTATTACGGTGGTCGTTGGGGACATTCTTCTGATAGTGAAGCAGCACAATTAATGCAATCTTTAGGATTTAAAAAGATTTCGATTGCTTCCTCTCCACAGGTGGGAGATATAGTTGCTATGACCGATCCTAGAGCAAAAGTACCTGGAAGTCCAAATCCTAATGGAGAGGGTAAATGTGGATACGGACACGTAACCATGTATGTTGGAACTAGAGGAGATCATAAAGATAGACCTTGGTGTTCTGATTTCTCACAATTACAAGCTTTCGTTTATTCTTCTGTAGGAAAAATAGAAGACTGTAGATTTACATTATGGCGTTATGCAGGAGACGGTACTAATGCTACTGGTTCAGGTGGAACAGGAGGTTCTTCTTCTAAAGCTAAAGTAAAAAATGTTGGTGGTAATAAGAAAACATACAATAGTACTCCTACTCAAAGATCTACTAACACATCGTCAGGATTAAAAATGGAGAGAGGAGCACCAGCTGATGATGACGCTTTAGATTATAGAGCAGAAGGAATTCAAAGAATGTTAAGAACTTCTTCCAGTAGAATAAGGGGTACAAATAACTTTGATATAAATAAATACAAAGTAGGAGAGTTCAACAATACAGGAGGAGTAATTAAGAGCACTGGAACTGCTATTGCTAAAACTAAGAGTAATTCTATTATGTCTAAATCTGGAGATGCGTCTTCTCTTACATTCGCTATATTGAAGGAATCCATAGATAAGTTAAATGAAAATATGGAAAAACAATTACAGCTAAATAAAGGTATGCTAAAAGTTAATTCTGCACAATTAGAAACATTAGTAGAAGTAAGTTCTAATACTAAAAAGATAGGATTAACATCCGTAGCGAACAATATCAAAGATCAAAACAAATTTCAAAAACTACAAGAGAAACTAAAGGAATGGACAAAAGATGTTACTAAAGATTACAAAGTAGCTACTATTCCTACAAGTTAAAATTTAGGAGGAGTATTAAACTCCTCCATTTCTATTTTAAGAAAGGAGGTAAAGATGTTTTATACTTTGAAACCTAAAATTCTCTACTATAGAGGTGGAAGGTTTGACCCCACTAAGAATGGTGGAAGAGGTGGTATAAAAACCGATAGAGAAGCGGCTATAGAGGCAGAAGCTAAAAGACTAGAAGAATTAAAGAAGAAAGATCCAAAAGGTAGAGAAAGAAAATCTCTAGAGGGAAGAATGGCGGCTGGTACCACAGTTAGTGGAAAAGATAACGAAGTATATAAAGAAAAAAACAGTGAAGTGAAAGGATCGGAAGATATAGGAGCGGCGGCTGGAGCCTCAGTATCTAATAACTATGATGAAAACGAAATAAACGCTTATCTACAAAGTGTTTCTAAATTTAAAAAAGGAAAGAATTTAGAAGAACATATTGCTGGAATAGAGAAGATGGATAGTCAGTATACTATCAAATCATTATCTGACTACCATGGTATAGAATATTCTATGGCTACTGCGGCTAGTAGAGCAACAGGACGAGACAGAAAAGCGTTAGATGCTATGTTATTAAAATATGCTACACCTAAAGATATGCTAGGTATTGGCGGTATGCCACCTGTTTTTCTAGATAATACAGATCCTAATGGTTATAAAAATAAATCCGTAGTAGGACATCACTATTTCGTTAATAACATATTATACGGGACATTTATAGCTTTTAAACCTGGGTTTATTCGTTGGGATATAACTGGTAAACAAACAGAAGAGTTAAAAGCTGGTGGAGGATCCCCAGGTTTTTTCTCCAGAGCTTGGGCTGGTACATTAGCTTATAATAGACCTTATGTAGACGGATATTACAGAGATGTAGCTCGTACAATGAGAATGTGTGCGTTTATGATGGGATTATCAGATGTTGCGTTTCCTTTTTCTCTTTCTCAGACAGCACAGCTAAAACAATCTGTGAACAATCTTAAAAAAGGAAAGAAGACTGGTAACATATTGACTGATATAGGAAGTGCATTAGGAGCAGCCGCACACAATACTAAAGAGATGGCTTTGAATGCTTCTAAGAATGTGGGAGACCAAGGAGGATTTAAACCTAAGAAAGGATCTTATTTACTGGCTACAGCTGGATCTAATCCAGAATCTGTAATGACTGGAGAAACATATAGAGCTTTAGGACAAGCTTTTGCTTCTATAGTTGTTAATAAACAAGCTACTCCTATGGGAGAAACAGAAGTAGGAGATGCAGGATTTATAGCATTTAGAGTAGATGGTAATATAGAACCATCTGAATCTCTATCTAATAGTAGTGCTGGAAACCCAGTAAAAGAATTAGCTGAATCAGTATTCGGAGATACAGATGATATGATAGGACATTTGATTGGACGTACATTCGGAGATGGTTCTCAAGATTCTATAGGAGCGTTAGCTTTTATAACTGGAAAACCAATGCTTCCTAATATATGGAGAGAATCATCATTTGCTAAATCATACAATGTATCCTTTATATTTTCATCTGCTTATGGAAATAATCTTTCTTTATTATTACAAGTAATATACCCGACAGTAAAGGTATTACATTTAGCTATACCTACCGGTATAGGAGGATTCATGACATCCCCTCCTATATGTAGAGTATTCTCAGCAGGAACTATAAATACGGAATACGGTATGATATCATCATTGTCTATACAAAGAGATATGAAAACTCTATCTGATAATGGAATACCTACTAGTGTGACTGTAAATATAACTATAGAAGATTTGAATCCATTCTTATATAAAGAAAAACCAGGATGGTTTAATAAATCAGTGGAATTATCTACAGGTCTTACTATATTTATGGCTACACTTATAGGACAGAATATATCTACTATAAGTAGAGGAGCAAGACAAAGATGGAATGAAGCAATGTTAAGTGTAGAAGCAAACGTTTCTGCGAAAGATATTGTTAACAGATTAAATTACGGAGTAGCTGACTTTGTAGGAGGAGCTTTTACTCCTATATATGACTGGGCAGATTCTGTTAAAACTAAATGGGTTAAATTAAAAGGAGTAGCCAACGGATTAGCTAATATGGCTACAGGAAATGATCCAGAAAATATAAACACCCTAAAAGATAAAGTAAAAGATGATATAACAAAAACTAGCAACTCTGCAAAAAGAACCTTTAAAGGAAATAAATAAAACCACTCCCAAACGGGAGTGGGTATTTTAATCATCATCGTTTTCATCATCATCTTTATTTTTATTAGTATAAGTTTTTATAGCATCTACTATATTATCTATGCTACTGTAAAAATGTTTAGCTCTATCTCCGTAATGGACTATGTTATCTTTCATTGTCGCTTCTATTTGGTCTAGTTTAGTTCTTGCATCAATATACTCCGACACCATTTGTTTCTCTGTGTCATCTCCTTCGTCTAATATACTGAATAACATAAATTCAGTTATTTTGTAATCTGGTGTTTCTTCATCTACTTCTTTAGTTGTCATCAATTCAGAAACTATTCTTCCACTGTCGAAATCATATCCTTCTATATTTCTAGATACTATTTCTATAAGATTCTCCTTATCCAAACTTACTAATTCATGATCATGTATTCCTTCGGAACATAACTTGTCTTCCAATACATCTATAAAAAGATTCTCTAAACTTCTTATTGCCATTTCTTATTCCTCCTTAAATATTTTATACGAAAATGTTCATCTATTGTTACTAACAGAAACATCGGAGTATTTATTTAATACAAATGTTGGAGGAATTTTATGAGAAACTTAAAGAAAAGTGATGTGGAAAGACGCTTTTCTAATCATGATTTATCATCGTTAGTAGAGATAGAAGATTTAAGACCATTTACCAAACATGGTGTTAAATTCTCTAGAAAATTAACGATTACTATACCTGGACATCCGATAACCGATAGTAGACCTAGATTTAAAGCAGGAGACGAAGGATTCTCTCATGCTTACAATCCTCATAAAGCTAATCTTATGAAAATATTCCAAGAAATATATAAGGACAATGATACTCTGAATGGTATAACTATTCTTTCTCCATCTATAATAGATATAAAGTATTATTTAAAGATTCCTAATGATATTAAAAAACTCCTTAAACCTAAGGAGTTAGATTTATTATCGAAAGGGGATTTGTTTTCAATCTCTAAGAAAGATAATGATAATATTGAAAAAGTACACTTCGATGTATCTCAAGATTTTAAATATCAAATACTTTTAAGAGATGAAACTATAGTTGATAATAATACAAGGAAATTCTTTGTAGATGATGGTAAAAAAGAGAAAGTTGTTATAACATATACATTTGGAGATGTTCCTTATTGGATGAGACCCCAATTAGAAGCTTCCACAGAATATCTTAAGCACATTATTTCATTAAAATATAAAGTTATAAATGGAATAGAAGATAAGGACTGGGGTAAGACTTTTTATAAGAATATAGCATTATGGTATAAACGTAATAAAGGTCCTATTAAAAGGATAAGAAGTAATATAGAGTATATGCTAAATACTCATTACAATAAAAAAGATTTAGTTATGTTAGATCCTACTAGAAAAGTAGAGAATATAATAGCTAATGTAGAAAAGATGTTAGGAGGGTTAAAATAGATGGTGCAACTTAGAAAAGAAGATATGACTGTAATAAATATGATCTCTAGTAATTTTGAAATGAGAACTAAAACTGTAGAAGACTTTATGAATAATTTAAAGGAACTGGATAAATGTACTTCTAATATAGAAGTATTCTCTAGTAACTTTAATTTTCCAGTATTCAGTATTTATGATTGGTATGCTAACAATAGTACCAATGAAAAAATATTAGATATAATAAATTTTATAAATATGTAAGGAGGAAAGAAATGGATATAGTTACAAAAGAATTTATACAAGGTTACAAAGAGTATATGGGACATACTATACTAGGTGCCTTTATAAGTGGCGTAGGAAATAACTCATTGCACTTAAATGAAGTTTCATATACGACTCTTGGAGAAAGTTTCTGTAACTTTGGAGAAAATAAACTGAATATCCTAACTACTGAGTTTGCAGACCCTGCTAGGTTTAACGGGGATCCAGATACATTCAGTGGTATACAAGAATTAATAGATACGACTTATTCTAAATTAGATGAGTTCGTTTCAAAGGCTGAAGGACATGGTTTCTCTAGAGAACAGATAGAATCTGGTGTTAAGAAATATGGACAGAAATTACTTAAAAGTGCTAGTGACTTAGCATTCGGAGAAGGTGATACATCTTCAGATCTTAAACAAGATATAAGAGTATTACTTAAGATAGGTATAGATGAATTTGAAAAACGTTCTAAAGAAGATGAACAAATGAAAGAACAAGAAACTGGAGATAACACTATACCAGAAGAAGGAATGGACGGAGAAGCTCCTGTAGAAGGAAACGAAGGTATGGAAGGTACAGAAGGAATGGATCCAGGTGTAGAAGATGATTCTATGTATATGGATAATCCAGATGATGGTGGAGAATTCCAAGATGATACAGGAAATGAAAACTTTGAAGGTGAAGAACCAATAAACGATGATGAAAACGAAAATCCTGATGATACCGGAGATGATGATTATGAAGCACTTGCAAATGAAGCATTTGGGGATGATAACACTGGTGACGACACCGGCTCCGAGGACGATGTAAACAAAGACGATGATGAAGAAGACGATAAAGACAAAGATAAAGCAGAAGGAGAATATGCTAGACAATTCTTCTCCGGTTCGATAGGTTATGGGGAAAGCTACAAAGCATCAGCAGAAGCTTTCAACTATACTAAAATGATAAAGAAAGGATATCGTATTCCTAATATCAGTAAAGAAGAAGAAGCTTATTTAGCTAGTCTTGCTAACTATGGTCCTGGAAGAGCATGGGAAGCAATGAAAAGAAGTTTCGCTATTCTTAAATCTAAATTTGGTTCTAGAGCTGCTAATAGAGATGCTACCGTACACGCTGATCAAGATTACAATTTCTTAGAAGGTTTCAATAAAATGTCTGTATTAGGATATTTGAGATTTCTTAAATTAGTAGAAATCTTGGATGCTACAATCTTTACATTTAGATTCTTCCCAGGAAGTATATTACTATTACCTATAAAAATAGGTGCTAACTTCATAGATTATCAAATACAAAAATTTGTATTGAAATGTGTTTATAAAAATAATAATGCTTTAATTAAACATGTTAAGACTATAAAAGGTATAGATAAACAAATGATAGCTCACCTAGAAGATATAAAGAAACAGTCTATCAAATTAGGTGATAGAAAAGTTACTCAGAAGTGTACTGAATTAATAAAGAAATATGAAGATGAAATACAAAAGATAGAAGAAGAATGGGAAGTATTCAACAAATATGGAGAATCTTCTCAAGACTTAGCTAAGAAACTTTATAATAAAAATTTAGTAGCTAATTACTCTGGTCAAATGAAGTATTTAGTAAGAGGAGAAGTTACATCTTTGAGTGAACATCAATTAAATGAAATTGCTTCTGAAATGCTAGATATTGAAGAAGCATCTTATAAAGCAATAGGAGAAAGTAATGGTTATAATTTTGATAACCAAGATATAGCAAAACATAAATCTGTTTTAAATACTTATATAGTATTATCAGTTATGCGTAATAAAATCGGTTTATAACATAACATACATGTATAGATGCACATTTGTTGGTTTTATGTGTATTGTTAATCATTGTATGCACAATGTTTTTCTTCCCAGACATTGTGATTTCTCTTTTATGATAAATTTACCCTCCCCAAAAGGGAGGGGTTTTATTTCGGTTTTTATAATTATATATCATCAATAGTGAAACCAATTTTTATCACAGGAGGTGTAAATATGCTGTTTAAAAACAAAACAGATTTTAAAGAAAGATGGTTGTCTGATACTATGATTAAAACTAATATCTTAGACAGAGATTATCTAAGTAAAAAGTTTGATGAGAGATATGTAGAGAAAGACATAGAGTTTTATAACTCAGTACATGGAGAATATTTCGTTAAGAACCCAGTATCTTTCATAAAGGAATTAGATGACTACATCATAGTAGAAAATGGTGCTTTCTATATTAATCATGATATAAAGATGGCTCCAGAAGTTAATAACTTCATCAGTCTTAGATCAACAAGAGATTTTAATAAAGGATTGATGAAGAAGTATAAGATGGAACAGAACTTTCTTAAAGTAGCTATTCATGATGGAAAACAAGGTTCTGTTAAAAGGAATGCTAACTCATTCTACGGGAATATGATAAATCCATTCTCTCCATTTTATAACTATGATATAGCTTCTTCTACAACTATAAGAGGAAGAAGTACAGTAACAATAAATAGTCTTATATTTGAGAGTGTCTTAGGATCTTACAGACCTTATAAGGTAGAGATATTTTTAGATATGATAGAAAAATGTAGGAATAAGAATTTATCCCCAGAGGTATTATCTAGACTAGATAAAGATCCGTCTATAGATGATATCTTATCACATCTTCTTTTAGAAGAGAAGAACGCTTATTATGGGAAGATTCTTCTAATGAATAAATTAAATACATTAACACCGGATGAGAGAAAAAAAGTCTTCTATTCTAATAATTTCCAAGCTCTTATTAATACTAAATATTTCATAGAAGAATTTAATGATATAATGAAGACTATGAACGAAAATTATTACAAAATAGATGAGATGGAAAAGAATGATGATAAAGATAGATTTAAGAAGTATAAAGATATTATCTATCTAGATGCTAAGAATCCACCTGAGTATATACGAGATCGTATCAATAATCTATTACAATTTATGAGTGACGTATTATTAGGTTTCTATTGGTTCGAGGGTGATACAAATAAATACGGGGATATATTACTGAATACCCAAGATAGATTCCGTGATATAGAAAGAGAAGTTGTTATACTGAATGATACTGATTCTTTGATATTCTATACAGGTACAGGTATAGAGCTATTATATAATTTACCAGGTGTAAAGGAAAATACTAGTAATTTCTCCAGTAAGCAAAAGATGGAAGAAACTATAGGTTCCTTTATTATTGGTTTCACTGGTTTGTTAATAGTAGATGGTCTATGGACGTATACTGGTAATTCTAACATACATGAGAAATATCGAAATTGGATAGACTATAAACAAGAGTACAATTTTAGGTATCTTCAACCAACAAAAGGAGCTAAGAACTATATAGGAGAAATATCTTGTCAAGAAGGAAATTATCTTCCTATACCAGAAATAGATTTAAAAGGATTATCTCTTAAGAAGAGTAACTTTAATAGAACTATAAGTGGATTAGCTCAAGAAATAGTTATAGATGATATATTAAAGAAGGAAAAACCAGATATAAAGTACATACTTAAAAAGATATCAGATTATAGGAAAAATATAATAGAAGAATATAAAACAAAAAATAATCTAAACATATTTACTCCTATAAAACTTAACACAGGATATGATACAACAGATCCGTCTGACCATAGAATAAAGGCTGTAGAAGTTTATAATAGATTATTTGGAAAAGATTCTCCTATACCTTTACCTGGAACTTTCCTTATAACTAAGATAGATTTTACAGACAGAGAAGATGATCTTCTAGAGAATTTCCCTGAAGAATATGAAATACTGAAGAAGTATACTGGGGAACTATCATTAGGAAAAACTCGAAAGAAATTTAGAAGTAACTATGAAAAATTAATAGCAGATAAAGATTTTATATCTACTGAGGAGTGTAAAGAATTTCTTAGAAGTATAAAATGGAACGAATTAGATAGTATTGAAAAGATAAAAAAACATAAAGAAGAATGGAGGAAAAGGAATAAAGAATGGAAAGATGTTAACTTAAGACTTCTAATAAATGCTTTAGATACAGTAAAGGTAGATCTAGATGATGTTAACAAAATAGCTTTACCTATAGATAATGAAGAAGTACCAGAATTTATTACTTATTTCATAGATATAGATGAAGTAACTGTTTTCGATAATCTAGTAGCCAACGTTGTAGAAGGATTAGGTATATTAACAGTGAGAAACGCAGATGGTGGACAAGGAAAACAGATTGTTCATAATATAATATCATATTATTAATAAAAAAAGGAGATGATCATTCATGCCAAGGGAGTTATTAACTAGCAATGGATTAAGAAAGGAATTTACAAAACATACACCTAGAGGAATAGTTAACTTAAGAAAAAGAAAACTGAAATATCTACTAGATAAGTATATAGAGATGCATAATAAAGACGCTTATATAGAATTAGTAGATATTTATAATACTAATCTAGATGGGATAGATTTTGCAAATCTCACTACATGGGGAGGATTATTTACCCCAGAAGAAGCTGAAGTGTTGGATGAGTTTGGACATCAAATTGAGATATCAGGATTGGGTAAAAGGAGAGTGAATAAATTTGAGAGACTATGATGGAAAACTGATAGAAGAAACTAGATGGAATAGAATAAAATCTAGAATCATAAACACATTAGTGGTAGGTATAGTAATAGGTATAATTATATTTATATTTTATAAAACTTTTGAATACTCAGATGATTATCCTAAATGGGAAAACTCGTGTAGTAATCACGTGATAATATCATCTTACAGTAGACAGGAGACTGAAACTGATTCAGTTCTAACTAGTGGATTATCCGTTGACGGTAAATTTGTCACTGGTTTTTCATATGTAGATAAACCGGTAACTAATTATTACATATTATTAGACGATAATACTATATGGAGTGTCCCAAGAAATTTAGGACCATATATAAAGACTAATGACCTATCTAATAAGTATTGTAATGTAGAAAATATAAATTTTATAAAATAGGAGAGTGGAAAATATGCTTAGAGATTTATGGGAAGATTCACCATTGCTAACTATTCTTGTAGGAGCTATGATGTTAATAGGTTTAGGATTAGTTCTTTTTGTGTTAGTTATGGCACCTATATCACTGTACAGATATGTAGTAGATCACGATAAATGGAAAGGTAATTGCGGAGATCATGTTATAGTAGCTTCTTACGCTAAAGACGAGACCGAGAGTGATCCACATATCATTAATGGTGTAACAGCTAATGGTCAATTTACTACTGGAACTGTGTTTGTGGATAAAAATGTTACTAGCTATTACGTAGTATTAGATAATAATACAATGTGGAAATTTCCTAAAAATATCGGTCCTTATGTGAAAGAAGGAGACATGGCTAATAAATATTGTAACGTGGATGCTAAATATATAAAATAGGAGGAATAAATATGTTATTAAAAGGACAAGAATTATTTAATGAATTAATAAACCAAGAGAAAGTTGTATCACATACTTTAATTATAAAGAATAAAGATTTAGAATTAGATGGAAGAATATTTCCATTAGAGGTTCTTAAAGATAAAATTACAGCACCTAAGAGAAGAACAATGAGTGATGGATATTTCTTCTGCGAGAGATTACCAGAAAGATTGTCTTATCACGATGACCAAGCGAGATATGAATACTGTGATTTCAATAACTACTTCTTTAGAATAAAGGAGTTAAATATAATAGAAAAGGAAGATGGTACCATCTTAGAAGCTACTATAGAGTCATCAGAAGATAATATAAAAGAAATAATAGATGAATACAAATTAAAAGGGACTAGTTGTTTCTTTATAAGATGTAGATTTATTGGAAAACCTATGGGAGATGGAACTATTGCTGAGGATATAGATTTCTCCCATATAGACTTTATTAAAAAATAGTCATATATTATATTGAAGCTAAAATAAAAAAAAAATATCTAGGAGGAGAGAAAGATGAAAGGAATCGAAACATTACCAGTTTTAAATTTTAAAAGGGAGAAAAACAAAGAAGGATTAGGTTTGTTAAGTTTTATAGTAGAGAGTAATAACAACCCAATAGATGTGAAATTATCTATAAGACATAATAGAACGATCAATATGATATTGAAATCAGAAGAGTATATGTTTGACCAAATTGTTTCTGCTATAATACCTAATTCTATAAAGAGAATAGTAGAGAGACTAGATGAAGTTATCCAAAATAAGATATATGTAGATCTGGTATTCAATACTATTTTAGAAAAGGCACAACACCTGAGAAATACTACTAAAGAATACGTAAGTCAAGGAGAATATTTCGGAGGTGAGTTTAATGAGCCTAAGCGTACTAGAAAATAAAATGAGAAACCACAACGAGCATGAATACTACAATATGAAAGAAACATTTACTTTCCATGGACACACTTATAGAAGTGAATTAAACTTTGCTTACTTAAATGGAAGGATAGATGAGATATTTTCTAAGTATAAACTGAAATATGATGAAAGTTATATTCTTCTTGATGAATTAAATGATAAGAATTTAAAGAAGTATATGAATAGAGTGGTTAGAGAATTACTCTATGATAATAATGAGGACATAGACAAGAGTAGAGATGTAATATATGATTTAGTAAATCTTTTAGATCATATAGTGTTTCTTCTAGATAGAGGAAGTAAGACATCTCTAGATATGAGTCTTATAAGTATCGCTCAATCTATTATAAAGGATCCGAAGATAGAAGAGTTTTTCTTTAGAGAATCCTTTAATGAAGAAATGACAGCAGATGAGATTTTTGACATAAGATTAAAAGAGATAGATGAAATGAGTAAACTGGATATACCTGGTATCAGTACTATGCTTCGTGCTGGTACCGGGGTTAAGTCTAACCAAATGTACAATATCTTTAGAGGATTAACATTTAGAACTAGGGTAAATAAAGTTGATGAAATATATCCTACTCTTCTTTATGATAGATGGATAGATGGGTTATCTAATCTAAAGAATCTCTACATAGAAAGTAACATAGCCAGAAAATCTATGTTGATGAATAAACAAAACATAGCTGATTCTGGTTCTCATAATAGAAAATCTAGTATACTTGCTCAAGATACAAGAATAACAGAGCAAGATTGTGGAACAAAGTATTTCCAATCTTATTTTGTAAAAGACAAAGCTATGCTAGATGCTCTAGAATATAAGTATAGAGTGACAGAAGACGGAACTCTAGCTGTCATAAGAAAAACAGATACACAATTAATAGGAACAGAGGTAAAGGTTAGATCTGTCCTTAGATGTTGTGCCAAAAATGGAGGAGTCTGTGCTACATGTTTTGGAGAACATGCTAAATGGAATATGAGCACAGAAGAATATAGTATGGATGTAGGTGTAGAATTCTCTAAAGCTATAAATGCAGCTATATCACAATTAGTGCTTTCATTTAAACATAATGCGTCTCCGTATCTTAAAAGAAGTAAAATAACAGTAGTCTCTGTAGATACTGGAGAAGTAATGGATAATAATCTATTTATGAAAAGGAAATTCAATATCATAGACATATTAGACAAGTATGAAGTATATTTCAATGAAGAAGATCTGTACACTAATAATAAAGGAGAATTCAAAATGATAGATGGAGAATTCGATGATAATAATATTATTAGAGTACATAAGTTCTTCTTAGTAGATAGAAATACGAACAAAGAGTACATCTTGTATGATGATAATGATGTCGACATGAAAGTACAGGGACCTCAGTTTAGTAGATTTAAACCATCTGAAGATAAGCGTAAGATCTACTTACAAAAAGATGATGTTATCACTCACATCTTAGTAAATGCTCATTCTACTATGAAATATAAAGAGATTATAGAATTATACAATATCGACACATCTAAAGTTAAATTAGATGGAGAAGATGATATTGATTATTTCATGGGGAGAGTTTTGGATTCTTCATTCTATGGGGAGAATATAACATCTTTAGAAGTTATATTTAAAAATAAGATAAAGGATCCAACATCGCTCAACGAGAGTAAATCTCCAGATTGGAAAAGTGACAATCCTCAATTTACTATTATGTCACTCGAGAAAGTCATAAATAGACAACGTAGTCTCTCTACTAGAATACCTGTCTATAAAGTACCAAATATGATTATAGATCCTTTCTATCACGACCCTAAGAATCTTATACCTTCAGCATATGATATGTTATTTGAGGATAAATATGCTGGATATGAACAAGAGGAAGAAGAGGAAGAGGTGTTCTAATAATGTATATAAAGAACACTATATCTGAATACGATATAGAACATGCAAACATAAGTGTTCTTTTCGCAAAAGGTATATTTGATAAAAAGGAATATGATAAGTTTGTAAAAATGGATAAGAAGACCAGAAATGTTAAAATTGGTCTTCTTATTAAAGAAAAGAAATTCATCTATGATATAATACAAGAAGGATTTAAAGAATACATAGAAGAATTTATACTACAAAATAAATTAGATCCTGAAAATAATATAGTGGAGATAAATCATGATGCCGTCTGGGTAACTGGTCGTATTCCAAAGAAGACTAAATTCGACAACATAGTATTCAGACAGAAACAAACTTATACATCTTATTATGGGATAAAGATAAAGGGAAATCTCTTTAAAATTTATATAAATACTATGACGGATGATTACGGTGTTAGAAATTTTACACCAAATAATATTGAAATATTTAATGAGATATTAGATATCCTCAGAGATTATGAATTTGAAGATAATGAAAAAGTGTATGAGAGATTACACGCTTTATTGAGAAGGAAAGTTCCTGATATCAACTATGAAAGAGAACTAATAATAGGTGTGAAAAATGAAACTATATTTAGAAAAATGATTAAGGATCTAATTTAGAAAGGAGAGAAAATACTTATGATAAACTGGATAGATGATAGGATTACTCTATTTCTTGAATCTGAAAAAGAAGAGATGTCCTTCGATATAAATCCAAGTATACTGCATCAGTATCTTTCTTATTATCCCGATGGGGAAAATAGAATACTAACAAAATTATCTATTATTCAAAATAGTAAAGGATTAAAAATATTGATTAAAAGAAATCCTAAGACAAATGAGTTATCTCAAATATTAGTTAAAAAGGAAATATCTAACAATGGCTAGAGATGTAAATATAACTAAATTTACAACATTCTGGAAGGTAGAAAAAATACCTAATGTTAGTTTCTATAAATTAACTAATTCTCTTTCTACAGAAGATTTCTTTACTAAAGAGAAGATTCCTTATGCTTATTTTGAAAATGATACTTGTTATAGATTTCCATTAATACCTGAAGAAAAGCTTTTAGGTATGTTTAACATAGACTGGTTAAAACCGGTAATATCTTCGGTTGCACCCTTTCCATATAAAAGAACCAATAGAGAGATATTAATGAAAAATCATCCTAAAGATGATGTACAGAAAGAGGTAATAGAAAAAGCTTTTAAAGCTCTTACTATAAATAAACAGAATAGAGTAATAATATCTCTTAAAACTGGTCAAGGAAAAACCTATGTGACCACGAATTTAATAGCTAGATTAGGTATTAAGACAATCATATTCGTTAAATCAATTACATTAAGAGATCAGTGGTATGATTCTTTTAAGAGACATACTAATCTGAGAGATATAATGGTCGTCACTAGATCTCAAGATTTAATAGATCTTTTAGATACTAATGAAAAAATAACTCCTGATGTAACAATCGTTGTACATAGAAGTATGCAGAATTTTATAGATGCTACTAGTGAAAAAGACTTAGGAAGATTATTTATAAAATTAGGTATAGGAATAAAAGTATACGATGAGTTTGATTTAGAAAATGCTTCTATGTTTAGAATAGATTGCAATACAGCTATAAGATGTAATATTTATCTTTCAGCGACTGATTTTAAAAGTGGTAAGACTGAAGATAGAATATTTAAAATGATATTTCATGAAGCTGTTAATATAGGAAAGGAATACGATCCTAAAGTACAAAGGAATGCTAAGTTCATATTATATAATAGTCATCCAAGTAAAGTAGAATTTGGAAGATTATATGTTTATGGACCTGAGGGACCTATATTTAGTTATCCTAAATTCCATGAATACGTTGTAAAAAAGAAAGCATATTATAATGCATTAGTAGATCTATGGGATACATTTATAAAGAATAGATATTATAATGAAGATAATACTCTGAAGACGGTATTCTTTATAGGTCGTATAAATACATCAGAAGAGTTTAAAAAAGACTTAATGGATATATCAGGACTTTCATCTAAAGATATAAGTATATTAAATAGTGAAACTGAAAAGAAATGGAGACCATGGGCTTTTAGTAAGAAATTAATAATAAGTACCAGTGATTCTTTAGGAAGAGGAGTTGATCTTAAAGGGTTAGATACTGTTGTTGATTTTGAAACTAGAAATAGTCTGAGTTCTACAACACAGGTTGTTGGTCGTGTTAGTAGAACAGGAATGAAAAATGTAGGAACTTATATCCAGTTTGTAGATGAGGGATTACCTATACCTCTTAAGAATTATACTACTAAATTACAATCAGGATTTTATAATGAGTTATTCACAAAAATAGAGGAGGAAAAATGGACGAACAAGGAAACAGGAGAAAATACTACGTAGTTACAACTAAAGATATGGAATTGTCATCATTTCTATTATATCCTTCTGTACCTAAAAATTGGTTTACAATTAATGGATGTGAGGATAGCAAAACACCCAGAGTCAGATTGTACCCAACTATAGAAGGTGCTTTAATGGCTAGGGAGAACATCAGTGAAGAAGATATATACTATGTCTTTGAAACTGAAAACGATAATATGGTTTTTAATCCTGAAACAAAATCTGTACCGACAGCTGATATCACAGGAGAACTGTGGTGTTTTCACCCTGTTGATCTAAAATATGTTAAACATGTTAGGGTTTCTAAATATGAGAAATTTCCTAGAATGGTAGACATAGAATATAAAAGAAGAAAGTTAAAAGTACCAATAAAAGTACCTATAATAAAATAATATTAGCTCCTGGGAAAACCCAGGAGCATTTATTTTAAGTTAGTTATTTTTATTTAGATATTATTATAACGTGGATAAGTATATAACTCATCCACGTAACATAAATAAATTTTGGAGATGTACATATGAAAAAAAAAGATGTACATAAATTTATGTTGTTGATTATAAAACTATAAAAAAATTTGAAGGAGATGATTATCTATGAAAAAGAGATCTGAAAAGAAAGTACTGTTAACTTATAATGAAAATGCGGCTATGAGTTTTCTATTACACATGTTTGTAGGAAGCAGAGAGGATAATGTACACGGTATAGCACATTTCGTGGAACACATGATTGCTACAGCATACAGAGACGAAGAAAAGATGCTGAAAGATGCCATCACCGATGCAGAAATGGGTTTCAATGCAGGAACAACAATTCATTGGACACAATATGGAATGAGAAATAATATCTCTACTCTTTACGATCTAAATGATATGATAACTTTAATAAGATTTATATCTCTTAGATTATATAGATTGATCAACGGAGATGTAACAGAAGACGAACTAAACAAAGAAAAGGCTATAGTTTTAAATGAAATAAAACTACAGTCAGAAAGAGCTAATAAAAATAGAGACATGCTCTTTCTACAGAAAGAAGGGTTACCTTTTAAAGGAACTCTAGGAACCGAAGAATCAGTTTCTTCTATATCTGCTGAAGATATAAAGAACTTCTTACAGGAACAATACAGAGTTAAAAATGCTTTTGTAGATATAACAGTTCCTAAAGACATACCAGAAGAAGATCTAGAAAAGATTATGTTTGAAATAAATAACAATTTACTAGCATCTATGGTAGACGACGGTGTTACTTATACATATATGGATCTGCAGAAGAAGATGGATATTCCTAATAAACCAGGTGATTTCCTATATGATAAACACGATTTCGATTCTATAGGAATCGTCGTAGATATGGATACACATATAGAAGATGCAGAGATATTTGATACATATCTTGGAAAATGGGTATTCAAACATATCAGAGAAAACCTAAGACTAGGATATGTTGCTTCGTTTGGGGATGCTCAAGCTGCTGGTGTAAATAAATATCAATTCTTCATTACAGCTGATAAATCTGAATTCCCTAAAATAAAGGAAGAAATAATTAAAAAATTAAATAACCTTTCTGAAGGCTTTAATTATGCTGAAGAAAAAAGAAATACAATAAAAAATGTTAGAAAAGTATTTGAAATTCTAGGAAATAAAAACCCAAGTTCTATAATGATGGTATCATTATTAGAAAGTATAGGTAATGCTAGAATATTTAATTACTTATACAACAGATACACTAACGATTTGATAACAGAAGAAAATAGACAAAAATACAATAGACCATATGATGTGTTCTTAGGTTGGTTAGAAAATACACCTGAGAATGATCTAGCAAGAATAGGAAGGGGGTGGAAATCTATAGATGAAATAGGAAAGGAAATGGCTAATTCTATAAAATACGTTATAACATATGCAGAAGAAAAGGAAGGAGACGAAAATAATGACTAAACTGGAAGAAAAGAAACAGGAATTAAAAGAAGAAAAAATAAATCTAGAAAGAGCTCAGGGTGAACTCCTGAGACTCTTATCCAGAGATAAAGAATTAGAAAAAGAAATAGAATCTCTTAAAGCAAAGAGAAAAGCTAAAGAGAAAGAGATAAATAGACTTTCCAGAGAATGTGAGGGTATATCAATGTCTATATCCTTTATAGAGAGTTATATAGAGGATTTAGAAAAGGAGGAAAAATAAATGGTGGATGACATAATTGAATTAATCAAAGATGGAAATCTATCTTTAAAAGACTTATTAAAAATAAAACAAGTCATCGAAGATAAGATAGATGAAGAAGAGTATAAGGAATTTATAGATGAGGAGGGATTGTAATGGCACTAATAATTATTGTGTCTGCTTTCACTTGGTTAACGGTAGATTATGTAAAAACATTAAATAGAATGTATGAAAGAAAGAGACTGTTAAAAGAACATTTCAAGAGAAAGGAAAACTCTTGGAAAAACTACTCTAACTAAATTATTAAGGAGGTATTTTTATGTCTTTAGAAGCTAGAATAGAGTACTATCTAGAATTAGATCCTACATTATCTTATGAAGAAGCCTTGGAGTTAGTTCTTCAAGAAGACGAAGACGATGATATCATCTATTTAGATGATTATGTTGATTGGTGGGATGAATACGAAGAAGAGCTAGATGATTTTGATGATCTAGAAGAAGGAGATGATTATTTATGTTATATGGCGGTTTAATAAGAATAATAGCATGTGTACTTATAGGATTATACCTTGGTATACTAGTTAGTAAAATGAATAATAAAAAATAGGAGGAGATAAATATGAATAAATTAGTAATATCCGTAAAGGATTTCTTCAAGATGTTTAAGAAAGACAAAACTGAAACTCTTAATCTAGAGAGTATAAATAGACAAATAGATGAAATATCAGAACAAATAACAGTGGCTGAAGAATTAGAGCAGGACATTCTTCAGGAGAAGTTAAAATTTATTAAAAGAATATTAATAAAGGAAAGGGATATTCTTGAATCAGGAGTTGTAGATGGAAGATATATCTACTTATCTGACTTAAGAAAATATATAACTTCTGTGGAAGGAAAACAAACAGCTACTATCGAGTTAAGTAATTTTGATAGAGTCATTCCTTTAGAAAGTGCTAAGAAAATAAAAGAAGTCAAAGATGAAAAAATCTTTGACAAAATCCTAATAGTATATAACCCTCCTATCATAGACGGAGTTAAAGAACATTCTACTTCAGAGAAAGCTATAATAGAAGATAAAGTAGCTAGAAGAGATCCGATTGCATTCGGATACTTCAGACATGAATATTTCTTAAAAGGAAGTACAGCTTTCGCTGATACTGTACGAAGAGATATTAAGGTTACAGATTTCTCCGATAAGTTATATTATATAACAGATTGGGAAGATGAATTCTGTGATCTTTCATTATCTAAAGTGATATCAGCTATAGCTGGATTAGATGACACGGTTGTTGAAGCTACTATACCAGCTGTAGATGATATAGACGAAGTAGAAAAGGTAGAAGAATAATGTTACCAGATAGATACCCAGATATAAAAGTAATAAGAAATTTAGAAGAAGAATATTTTGAAATAGATCTATCTGAGGACAATATATTAACACATCATTTCTTGAGATTATGGGATCTCTATAATAGACATGGAGATGACAGCAAGTTAATATACAGTAATTCTAAAAATAGTGTCTTTAGACATTTATTTTCTGTACAAACAACAGGGGACACAGATGGAGAATTATTCATGATGTTAAACACCAGTAACGTAATACCTATATTAGAGTATACAAACAGTTGTCACTGTTGTGGTATATCACTTGATATAATATCTCATATTGGGTATTTATGTGAGAGATGTATAGACAGATTAGGAGAGACAAATGAACACGATGATTCTCATTTAATGTTTCCTAATGAAGAACTAGAAGTAGAAGAATTGGAAGTAGAACCTGTGATCCTCCCTTAATTGGGAGGATTCTTTTTTTTTTGATTATATATTATTTAAATGTAGATATGGATGAGACATTTCTCTATAAACATTAGGTCCATATCATAGGAGGATAAAATGAAAATAACAACTTTAAACACTGAAAGTTTTGAAATTATTATGGGAGTGACAGCTGGTTACTTCCATAATAATGAAAATGAGAATAAGGAGGTGGAATTCCGTGCTGACTACCAGAAAATAGCTGGAGAGACCTTCGATGAATGCGGAATCTACGTCTCCGCAATAATCACGTCGGGAGACGTGATCTATCATCAAGACTGGGGATGTCCAGTTGGAGGTGAAAAGGTATTCATCATAAAGGGGGGAAAGAAATCCTCTCTTTATGGGGGACCCTGAAAGATACAGAAAAATAGTGGAGGAAATAACTCAAAGATTAATGAGTAAGTACGAGCAAACTACTTGCTCATTAACTTGGAAGGAGGTAACATTTAGTTACTTCCAAAGCCAAGAATAAATAAATCCCCAATTAAGGGGATTTATTTTTTTCCTATAAAAATGAACTTTTTCTTTATAACTTAATATATAGGAGGAATCACAATGAAACTAAAGGAAAAAGGTAAGTACAGAATACAATTGTTTTCTACTTTAGATGATAATAGATATGTCTGTACTAAGTTAAACATAGTGAGAAATACACTAGGAATGTACTCTATAAACACTAATTTTTTTATTACTAATCCAGATACTGAAGAAGGAATACCAACACCAATAGAAGAATGTAATTATTACCAGAATAATATTCCAGCTAATAAAATAGATCATTATATAGCTACAGTAGCATATACATTGGTACACGAACATTTACCTGCTCAAGCTGATATAACTAATATATTAATAAGATTTGATAAAGCTGTTCTTTCTTCTAATTCTATAGAAGAATTAATAGAAAATCTAAAGAGTGATGGATTTCAATCTGATACTGTTTATCTAATAACAAAGGAAGTTGATACATTAGGAAGAACATACTATGTGCATAATGATTTGAAAAAACCTAAATTCACTACTGGGAATTCTATAGCTGATAGAATAATGAATGAAGTATATACTGAGTTGAATGAAAAACTCAAGACATTGAAGAAAGAAACACCAACAGAGGAAGAAAAAGAATATATAATAAAATATGTAGGAGGAGAAAATGAAACTAACTAAAAAAATACTGGATGTTACTACACCGAATGTAGTTGAAAATGATTTACTATTTATTACAGCTGTATTATCTAAAATAGATGATGTAGTTAGTAAGACGTATGGACCGAAAGCAGGATATGTAGCTATGGTAGATAATACTGAGAATGCTACTGGGTACTCTTATACAAAAGATGGTATGGCTACATTAGATAATCTTAAATTTGCTAGAGCTACAGAAAACGATCTAGCTAAATTAGTTACTAACTTAGCATACGAAATTAAGAATACATCAGGAGATGGTAGTACAACTGCAGCTAAGGTTCTATTTGAATTAGTAAAGAATTGTACTGAGTACTTGTTAGAACCATCTGTTTCAGACAGAGACAAAAGCAATTTCAGAATTCACACACCAAAAGGTGTAGAATTGTTAATAACTAAATTAGAAAAATATTTAAATAAAGAAAATAATAAAAATATAAAGGGTGGTACTACCCAAGATATGATTGATGGTGCTTATGTCTCTCTTAATAATGATGTTGAATTATTGAAACCTATGGAAGAATTGATATACTATTTAGAAGAAAAGAAAGCACCTATAGATGAGACATTGAGAATAGACGCATTTACTTCTAGAGGAAATAAAACTAAGATAGAGAAGAAACCTGGATACATGTTAGGTGGAGCACAAAGGTTCTCTATTAATAGAGGAAGAGAAGTTATAGAGAATGCTAAACTAATAATGTTGGATCTAAATATAACAGCAGATATGTTGAAATTTATAATCACAGACATAATGTCTTTAGCAGAAAGTAATATAAATAAAGATAATATCGTCTTCCTATTAAGAGATATAGATCATGATGCACAAGTATATCTAGACAATATACAAAAACAAGTTAAAGAGAACAATTTTTCAATCAATTTTGATTTCATAGTTCCTACAACTACTCCAAGTAGAATAGAAACTATGAAGAAAGATTTATCTTATTTAACTAATACAGAAGTTATCTTATTTGATCAGTCTATGTTAGAAAAGAGAACTGAGATACCTAAATTTGTAGACGCTAATGGTAATATAAGAGAAGGTGATGATATAGATAATTTCGAGAATATAGGGTTAGTAAAATGGACTGCTGAGTTTAAAAGAAATCAAGCTGGACAAATTACTTCTAGAAATTATCAATATGGATTTAATAAATTTAAAGCTCTATTTGAGAAACAAATGGAGAAGGGTAAATATATTAATGTATCTAGATTAGAGGGTGCAGGACTATGTTTATCATTATCAGATGGAGAAATTCCTACAGAAGCTTTTAATAATTATTACGCAGATTTATTAGAACAATCTAAGAGTGATAATGAAGATTCTGCAAGAGATGCTAAAGAAAGACTCTATTTCTTAAATGATAATATGTATGTAATCAACGTGGCTACTAGAAAATACGACGGAGACAGAATTAGACATGCTTACAGAGATGCTACTAAAGCAGTAACATCTATAGCTCGTTATGGATATCATCAAGGAGGATCTGTAGGATTATTCATGTCATTAAAAGAAATAACTTCTGAAATGGGAAATGAGTATCTTATAATTCAAGAAAAATTATCAGAATTATCATCAGTAGAAGAAGATAATAGAGATGATTCTTGGTATAGATCTTATTCTAGATTAATCAATGAAATAGATACTTATAAGAATGCTATTTCTCTATCTGTTATTTTAAATACATCTGTAGGAAATCTAGTTAAAACTTTACTTAATGATATAACTAATGATAAGTACGCTAATATTGAAGAACTAAATATACTAGATGAAGCTATTAAGAATAGAGATATAATTCCTGAAAAACATATATTTTGTAATAGTAGAGTAATATCTCCTGTAGAAACAGATTTAGTTTTAACTAGAATGGCTTTATTCCAGTTTAGTAATTTATTCTCTTCTTTATATATAGAATATAGTGATAATATGGATGTAGCTTATTTCGAAAAGGTTACAGAGGATATTAAAGCTAATATGAGATTAGCTGGATATAAGTTTGAAGGTGATGAAGAAGAAGTATTGGAACTGAATAAAGAGAATGTAGGTAAAGTATTAGAAGAAGCAGGATTTAAAGATGTACCAATACATGATTTCCATGAGAAAGCAGAACGTGCTGGAAAGTTAATAGATGAATATGGGAACGAAATTAAGTTACCCGAGGTTCCAGTGGAAGAAGCTGTCCCAGAACCTATTAAACCTCCTAGAAAAGTTAAAGTCATATTTCCAGACGATCCTATTGAAAAAATAACAGAAGAACCTACTGAAATAATATATAAGAATCCTATACTTGTTAATATATCTGAAGAACAACTGGAAAAGATGGTTAATAGTATGATACCAGGGGAATATAAAATACCAGATAATGTCATCTATAATATTAGGAAAGAAGATGATTCAATACCACCTATAGAACATGGAAAAGTTACTGTTCCTACTGAGATGCCAGAATACATGAGAGTAACTTATCCAGATAATAATGACAAATCAGAATTTATAGCTACTAGTGAATCTAATCCAGTAATTAATCCAGCTAATGATTCTGTATTAAATCATGAATCGTTAGTTTCTGTAGGAGATAAAAATGGACCTAAATTACCTCCTGTTAATATGAATAAATATGCAGGACCAGTTACTGAAGATGTAGTACAAGATGGGCAAGTCATGAATCCTAACCATCCAGCTTATAAAGGACCAGAACAACAAGTACAAACTAAACCTAGATTGAGTAATACTATAAGTCCTGAGCAACAAGCTATAATAGATTTAGCTAAGAAAAGAGAAACTGAAATAGCTAATATAGAAAAGGATATGGACGAATTTAATAAAATGGCTTATATGACTCAAGGTCCTATAGGATATACAGTAATACCAGATAAAGAAGGAAATCTTCCAGACTGGTATGGACAAGTTTATAAACCACAACATACTCAAACCACAGAAGAGAAAAAAGAACCTGATTTCATTGTAGAAGATTTGAGTAATGTTAGAAAAAGTTTAATATAATAATTATCCCTCCCATTGTGGGAGGGAATTATTTAAGAAAATTACAATTATATATCATTCTAGTGTAAACATAGATAGGAATACCTTATAAACATTACGGTCTATGTAATAGGAGGATTACTATGAAATTTAATGAATTTAAAAACATGATGAAAGTGTTTGGGGTGATAGCTTCAACAGAAGTGATCGAAATAGAAAGAGGGAAATTCGATGAAGAACAACTTTATCTAGATAATATCATTTTTAACAAAGTACCTTTTTCATCAAACTGTCCTGAAAAAATAAATTTTCCTGAATGGATAAAGTTGAATATTCTAGAAATACTAGAAGAAATTTTAGGAGATGAGTTTAATTTTGAAAAGGTCAGAGAAATAGTTCATTGTCCTTGGTCATTTCAAAAGATAGAACATGGAGAAGGAAAATATTATGGATTTGGATTAGGTTACTCTTGTGTACTAGAGTCAAGTCCTATAGATTCATATAATTCGGTATACATAGAAATAATTAATCGAAGACATAATAGAGACTATTATAGGATGACTCTTGAATATTTAGATGATAGGAAGATTATCTATATTCCAACTGATGATTTCATATATAATAAAGAAATCAAGGAAGTATTTCCTATATAAAGAGAATATTTGCAATTAAAATATTCTACTTATATAATA